CATTCATTGGGTTATCTGTAGTAGGCTTAGTTACTTGATAAACCACCATGCCAGCCTTATCTGAGATTGGCATCACTAACTGTTCTCTAGTTAGGTTCTTGTACGTTTTGTTTAGTTCAATCATTTTTTATTGTTTAAATTATTAAATTCCTCCTTACTTACTTTCTTAACATCTAGCTGGTCAATGTTATCTGTGACTAAGATACAATAGTCATGACCTGACTTGTTGAATGTCTTAGCTGAGTATCTAGCATACTTGAGATTTTCTAGGCTTGACTCAATAATGAAATAGGATTTTTCCATTATTTACAGTTTAATTCCACAAAATATTCATTGTAGTACTCAGTACAAGCTAAAAGACGCTCTCTAATGGACTCTTCTGTTAAAATGTTACGTTCGTACTGAAGTACTGTGATTCGTTTCTTAGGGTCAATGTGAGATACCTTGTGGATAGATTTATTATCCCAGTCAGAAAGCAAGAAGTCATCTGTATCAATCATGCAGTAGATTAGCTCAGCTGATGCCTTATCACATAGCATCATGTAGCCTCTCAATTGCCATTCATAATCTTTATTAATTCCTTCTACTGAGATAGCTGGGAAAGTCTCAAGTGACCATGAAGTCTTAATATCAATAATTGAATTGTCTAGAATGATGTCAGGTGTACCGATTAGACAGTCATTCTCAATAGTATCTCCATTCTTGATATAGAATGTGTCTCTCACCTGATTGACTAGCTCAATAGACTCATGCTCCCAGTCAGTGCCTTTCTGCATTGCCTTTGTAGAGATAAAAGAGTTATAGCCAAAGAAGTCCTCTTTTGCCTTAGATGCGATGTAAGACTTAGTAGTCTGACTTAGTACTTCTGACTTAGTGCGTGACTCAGTCATAAGTTTACCTAGTGATGATGGATGCCATTTCATAATGCTTGTAATTGTGTTTTGGTTAAAGTGAAATCTGCTTTCAATTTCTCAGCTGTGTACTTTCCTGACTCAATTGACTTAAGAGCTTCTTTGAATCTGTCATCTGTAAGTGATGGCTTAGCTGATGCACTAGCACTATTACCATCATCATCTACAGCTTGAAGGCTCAATAGTGATTGTAGTGTCGCTCTACGGTAGTAGGTAGTAGCTCCAATCATTTTTTGTGGATCAATGTTGTCAGGTAGTGTCAACCATGACTCAATCATTTCACCAGTCTCAATGTCAATTATCTGAGTGCTCAGAACTTTGTCATGGATAGGTTGTAGGAGCAGTAATCCATTCTCATGTAGGATAGGCTCAACTGTTTCTAGCAATGCGTTTATGTCAGCATAGCTTTTTTTAAAGTGAGGATTGGTGCTGTTCTTAACAACCTTGCCAATGCTCATCTTTGCCTTGTGAATCTTAGTCCACAATGGCACTTTGGTTACTTCTGTTTGCATGTATTTGTTTTTAATTGTTTACAAATGTAATAATAATTTTTAGTTGTGCAACTATTTTTATTAAAATAATTGAATATACCACCATTTAGGCTCAATTATCTGTCCAATGTAATCATCATCTGTATAGTCTTCACCATTCCAAATGACCTGAGTTACTTTGTATAGCTCAACTCCACCAAATGTATTGAGCTTGACTACCTCACCTACAAAGTAGCAGTCACTATCTTCTGTATCTTTTATTTTATCTCCTATTTTCAGCATTTTACCAATATTTTATTATAAAGTGAATAACTACATACCAAAAAAGTATGCCTAAAAATGGATAAATCCACCAATCATAGTTTCTGTCTTTCATTGTGTCAAAGTATTATACCATTCAACAAATGTGTCAAAGTCTCTAGCAATGTAGTAGATCCCTTTGGCTGTTTCTATCTTTTGCTGATACTGTTTCTGTGCTTCTGATTGTCTATCTTTACCATACTTCACTTCGATCTTGACTGACTTGCCATTGATAGTAGCTGAGATGTCAGCTGTGCCCTTAGTGCCTTGTCCTGGTGTCCACTTACCTGGCAACTGCTTTGTGTAGGCTATCTCGCCAGTTCCTACTTGAATCTTAGCACCCTCTCTGTATTGTCCTTGATTGCCTATTCTTTCAGCTTGATTGCCAGTAGCATTGATGTAAAAGATTATTGACTTTGTCAGGCTGTTTGCTGAGTTATCTGACCAATCTGTAGATGGTAGATAGTTAGGATTCATTGATGACTTAGCCATCATTATCTCAAGCTCTAATGCTTTGAGTTTTGCTTTGTTTTCTTTGGTCATATTGCTTTGGATTTGTAATAATTTTCAACTAAGTGCTCATTCTCAAGCTCCCAAAATTCTTTTATTAAATTTATAAATAATTTATGTGGATTAGGAGTCATCCAGTCTACCTCTAGTGTGCCTTTATGGTCAGTTATGCTAAAGATTTCTTCATCAAAGCAATAGCTTTCTATTTTATTTTTAACATTTTGAAGTCTCTTAGACCTCCATTGTTCTTCTTGATTGTAATTTATTATCATAGTTCTGAAAAAATTATGTATCTACCTTTGTGATTTTTATCTTTTGTTATTTTATAGCCTTTATGCTTAGCATACTCAAGTAGCCATTTAGAGAAACGTTGAGGAGTCATGTCTTTATAATTGTAATCTACCTCAAATGAGCTTAATAATTCGCTGTTATAGTACATGACATCTTTAACAAGTTCATTCTCACTAATGAAGTCATAGAAGTCCTTGCTAGTAGCTTGAATAAATCTTTTTGCATCAGCATTGATTCCTATTGACTTAGTAAGTCCTTCTCTTAAGTATAGCTGTAGATTCTTTATCATGTAATTGTCAAATCTTAGCCAGTCATCTGTGCTCCATTGGTCAAATAATAGCTTGCCATAATGCTTAAGGGGGGAGTTAGTAGAGTTAAAATACTGAAAGAACTCTATTTCATGTCTTCTTCTATCATGACTACCTCCAGCACCCTGAATAACATAGTTAGTAGTGATGACTATCTTAGGTGACCTTTCAAATGGTATAAACACCTCATCTTTATTTTTGCGATTGACAGTGATTCCTTCAGATACTATCATAAATAATTGCTCAAAATTAAAGTTCTTAACAACGTCATCAAATGCTAGAATCTGAGTATCTAAATTGACTCTTTGATATAAAAAATCTGACTTAGTAGGATTGTATAGCTTACCATCTATCTTGACTGTCTTTCTAATGTGATTTAAAGCTGTCAACATTAAGGACTTACCACTACCTCCATTAGGATTCTCATCTATTTCTTGATCATTAAAGATAATTGCCTTTTGATTTGTTCTATCCTTATAGCCATGAATTAAATAACCTAGTGTTGATTGTAGTGCAGCTATTCTCTTAGTCTCATTATTAGATACTTTTTGCACTAAGTCTAAGAAGTCATTAGCAAAGTCATTGACCAGGTGAAATTCTCTATTTATTATTTGATTCTCCCAAATATAGCCATCAACATCAATGTAGCTTAACATCTTAGACTCATCCTTAGTAACTTTAACAACACCATTTAGGAATGGTAGATATGAGCAGTCATGACCATCTTGCAACATCTTAAGACTAACTGAGTCAATCATGTTAAGATGATTCTCAGAGAATAAATAAGGTGACCTAGAGCAATGATTCCAAATGTTAATTTGTCCCTTCTTAATTAGATAGGTAAGCACAAAGTCTTTGATTTGATCTACAGAAGACAACCTAACTTTATTCTCAATGACTCTTACAAATGTAGGTTTCTCAGCATTCTCAGGATAAAACTTGTTAAATCCATTTTTTACTAAGAAATTACTATATTTTAAAGGCTCAATTGTTACTATCTCTTTTTTAGATACAGTCCAAAAGATGTCATCACTACCACTATCCTCTTTTATATCAGTTAGAACATCTGTAGTTATGTTGTGATCTTTCTTTATTTGCTCATCATCTACTCCATTCTTAACTTTTAGCTTGATTCTGTCAATTGTTAATCTATCCTCAAAGTACTTGCTGTTAAAGTTGCTCTTTTTATAAGCTGACTTAATAGCTGATAGCATTTCAGAATGGGTAAAGTCTTCATTTGTAGTGTACTTATTGTAAAGATACTGCTCAGCCACATCTTGATTAATACCATAGTCACATAGACAGCATGCTAGTTCAAAAATAAAGAAATTTCTACTACCATCTGAGAATGAAGTCTTGAATTTAAACTTTTCAATCAATTCTAGCTTCTTATTCTCATCTTGCAGTATGCACACTGGAGGCTTCTCAATGTATTCAAATCCTTTATCTTGTGTAATTCCTTCAAATACTAAACAAAACTCATTAAAATACACCTCAGGGTCATAAGATTCAAAGCATACTCGACTAACATCTTGATTCTTTGAGTCAAAATAGTCAGACTTAAAGTATTCAGAGTAAGCAAGAAACCTTCTCTTATGTTCTACAGCAGTTGACTCAGGTATTCTTATGACAGCTTTTAGTCCATTGCCACCAGGAGAAGTGAATACTATCACTACATAGGGGTCATTAATCAATCTTTCTCTTTCAGTTTTCATTATCTCAGTAGAAGGATATCCATCAAAATCTAAGACACAAAGACCTGAGTGATCAATCAATCCTTTGGCAGTTCTTTCAGAGAATGTACCATTAAACATAATTGCATTTAGTTCTTTTTTTGATGCTGAATATCTTGGGTCTTTCTTATCTACTGACCTAATTAGATTGATTTTTTCAATAAGTTCTGGAGTTCCTAACCTTATTCTTGCAACTACCTCAGCTGGATTGAGATTGAATGGTGTCTCTTTTGACTTAAAAAGTGATTTAAATACAGATATTTTTTTCATAACTCTTGTTTTTATTCTTGCTAAAAAAAAAAGAAGGGGAAAAGTAGCAAGAAAACTTTTTATGTGGATGCCTCCGACAACCCCTTTGCAAATGTAATAATAATTTTTAATTATCCAAATGCGTGACAAACGTGCCAACTATGGGACAACTTCAAAACTAGTTGTCACGCCTATAAGCTATACTGGTATTGAGTTACAGCAAAAGCGTGACAACTAGACAACTTTTTTTGGGGGTGTCCCCCTTGTTTTTTTTAAAAAGCTAGCTACCCCCCATAAGAAGAGTTGTCACTTGTCACGCTCTAAGTACTGATCATTCTCTATCCTCATTTTAATGATCTTTAAATCTGTAGTGTTGTTGCACTTCATAACATCCTCAAAAATAGAGTACTTAGGTAGCTCAATGGATGCATCACTAGGATAGAGATAGTCCTTAATTGGTGCTATAGCATCATCATAAATCTTGTCAAAGTTTTGGAATTGCTTGTCTATTCTTAGTCCATTTAATACAGTTGCGTGATGTTTGTCAAGCATTCTACCAATTTCGCATAGGTTGAAGTTAAGTTTAAACAGCTCAGAGAAAATATAGTCTCTCTTGTATACTAAGTCTCTTTGTCTACCACCACTGGTTAGGTTGTGGAGTTCAATCATGTATTTGATTTTTTCTATCATGATAGCTTCTTTTGGTCAATATTCTTAAAGATGTCAGAGTCAGAGTCTATCCTACCAGTAGCCTTTATAAAGTCCACCTCTAGCTTAGCTGAGTTGATGATAACAGATCCAATTGAGCTGATAGCTTTTGCCTTGTCAACCTCTTCTTTAATCTGTTCATTTGTTAAAGACTCATCATTAAGTCTTTCTAGTGCTGCGAACATGTGGTCACGTAGATCACTGATTTTGTTTCTTGCCATTTATTTTCTTATTTAATTTACTTGTTAATTTAATTACTTGTTGTATGTCTTGAGGGAATCTTTGGATGCTGTTTCTTAAGACATTGTCCTTCATGCTTATGCATTGTAAATTGTCTAGTTGACAGTTCCTGGTGTTACCATCTATAAAAGTTACTATGTGTTTTTTAGGAATTGCCCCATTAGCATCTGTCCATATTTTTTGATGGTAAAGAATCCACTTGCTATCAGCTACTTTGTAGTATTGATAAACTTTACCTCCATCATCTTTTCTCTCTACTATAGTTCCATCAGGTTTCCAGTTATAAGGTCTATTGCCTTTTTTAAACATTGTAGCTTTGACTTTGTCATAGACTTCTGTAGGCATTTCTTTACCTTTGTTGAATGGTGTATGTCCAGGTGTAAATCTAAACTTTTTACCACCATTAATTAAATTCTGTCTACCTGATGACTCTGAGCTTTTGAACTCAAGTGTCTTTTTAAGTCCCATTGAGAATGCTCTATTAGCCACTTGAGAATAAGTCAATCCTAAGTCATCAGCAATACCTTGAGTCCTTTCGTGAGGGAATCTTTGTCTTATGATTTCATTAGGTGTCATAGCTCCTCTACTTTATAACCATTATTAATATACCATTGTGGAGTCTCAGGTAGGTCATCAGGATACTTCTCATCTTGAAGACATCCATTGTGGTCAAGGTAACAATACCACCAAAATCCACCGAGTTCTTCTACTGAGTCCTCTAACCATATTCTATGTGTTGCTTTCATATTGCTTGTATTTTTTGTTTAACTTTGTTCCAATACTGCTTAAATGGATTAGGTAACATAACATTATCCATTGCTTGAATTATCTCATCAACAGCTATCAATGCACATTGCTTGGCTATCAAAGTACATAGTATCTCCTCACCACATTCAGTATCTTCATTCATTAAAATAATTCGGTAGCTATCTACTAACTCTATTGCTTTGTCTTTTGGTTTCATATTATCTCAGGTTTACAATTATCTTGGTAGTATTGTTCAAATGCTGTACCTTCTGTGTATGCACATAGGTTAGGTCTATCGTCATGGTATGCGTCACTTAGTTGTTGTTTCTCCATTTCAATAGCCTTATACATTGCTATTCTTAGCTCCTCAGATATTACAAATCTGCATGAGATTTCATCTATCAGGAATTTAACTGCTGTGTCTTTCATATCATTTCAATTTTTAAGATTAAACCTATCCATCTGTCCACCATCAGGAATGCATGATGTCTGTCGTATGCCTTCACTATCTTGAAGGACTTGTCTTTCATTGTAACTTTGTAAGTTTTCATTTTTTGCTCTTAAATAGTTAATGTATAATTGTATATCAAAGTGTCCTCTCTTTGTCCAGTAGGACTCAATATCAGCTAAGTTCATGGTCATCAATTTCTCCGTTGTTACATCCACACTCCTCTTCAGTGTAGTGAATTTCATTACCAAATGTGCAGTAGTGTACTTCTACTACTCCATCACCATTGCAGTCAGGGCATATCATTGTTCACAAGTTTTAACAGTTGTGTACTTTTTGTGCTTGAATGTGCTTAGGTTTCTCCTAGTAGGCGGTGTAAGATTAAACATTTCAATGAGCTCAGTGCAGTGATGCCATTTTGATTGATACTGGATAGCTCCTCTTGAGTCATAGCCTAATTCTTGGCAAGCAAATTGATACATTTTCCACAATCTTTTTTCTTCTTGAATGATGTGATTGATTAAATTTTGCATGTTACTTAGTTTTTAAGGTTAAAATTTTAATTGTTGCTGCTATGCTGTATAGCACTAATAAATAAACGATTGTTCCTTGCATGATATTTGTTTTTTTTGTTAATAATTATGAAACAAAGTTAGTAACTGTTTTCATATATGCAAACATTTTAACATATTTTAACATTTGATTGCATAAAAAAAGGGATAAACTATCTCTAGATCATCCCTCTTAGGGTGTTATTGTAACCAAACAATATACATGCAGTACAAATATACTTATTTTTTTCTTCTGAGCAAGAATTTTATTAATTTTCCAACAAATCCTGACTGCTCATTAACATCTACTTTCAGTTCACCATTGGTGACTTGTACGTCAACATTCTCAGTATCTATTTTTAGCTCCTTAGAGTCACTATCTTTATGAAAGTTTACATCTACTTTAGGAGTATCCACTTTAACCTCTGTAATGCCATCTTTTCGCTTAATTTTAACATCAACATTCTTAGTGTCAATGTTAATATCTAAGTCTCTTTTTTTCTTTGGTGTCTTCATTGTAGTTTTTTTAACATTTCAATCATCTTAGGTTGTGGTGATATGTCACTCTTATCTCTTCTATAGCTGTTGTGAGTATATACTCCAGCAACACCTGACAAAGCATTCTTAGATACTGACCACATATCA